TTAGGATTTTTAGTCATTACACCGTCATTAGTCCCAGTAAAGTTGATAGCCTGAACATAACCACTTACATCATTTAAGGTAATTTTAGATGTTTGACCACTAGATGTATTATAATCTGGGTCCCATACAACAAACTCTTCGCTTCCATTACGAACAACTTGAGGAGAACTTCCAAGGCTGTTTATGTCTAATTCTATATCATTAGCATTGGTTGCTATACCAGTTCCTGCTCCTACTGCAAGAGTGATTGTTCCTGAACCTGTAATTGGTCCACCACTACTTGTTAATCCATTACCACCTGATACTGCTACAGAAGTTACTGTACCTGTGTTTGTAGTATATCCGTAGCTTTCTATAACAGACTCTGTTGCAGAAGCTGTTAAAAATCTTGAATCATTTCTTATTACACTTCCTACTTCTGAATCTATAATAACTACATCTGCATCAAAATTAGCGAGTGTTAAATTGTTTATATTGCTAACAAGTTGTCCTCTAAAATAGTCTACATCAATTCTTTTTAAAACACCTGCATCTGAAATAAGTAACTCATCATTATCGTCAACAGTAGTAGTCAAAGCACCTTGCCCACTAATAATATTATCATTTAACATTCCTGCTTGTACAGCATTAGTTTGTATAACTGAATTAGTAATAGTTACATCGCCTGAACCGTCTAATACTGTTCCTGTTGAACCAACAACATCTCCAGATATATTTATATCTACACCTGAAGCCCATTTTGTAGCTGTTGCTGCATTTCCACTAATGCTTCCTGTAATAGTGTTTGAAAAAGTTTTAGTACCACTAAATGTTTGTGTACCTGATAAATGTGCTGTGTCTGCATCTAATTTTGCAGATGGAAGAACACCGGAAACATCAGTAGTTAAATCTATAGCATTTCTTGTAATTTGCTGTCCACTTAATGTAATATAATCTAAACTACCTGCTAAAGTAACATTAGTTGAATTGTCTGTACCTGCTGCATCTACACCTAAGTTACTTCTTGCAGTTCCTGCATTATCTAAATCAGATAAGTTATTTGATTTTAATGCTCTAAGCCCAATAGCTGCAGTAGTAGTTGAAGCATAATTAGCATCATCTCCTAATGCTGTGGCTAATTCGTGTAAAGTATCTAATTGTGATGGTGCTGAATCTACAAGACTTGCTACTTCTACACCTATCTTATCATTAACTGCTGCAGAAGTCATTAAAGAAGTGTCGTTATCTGCAAAGGATTCACTTCCTGTTTGGATAGTTGAAATAGTTACACTATCTATAACTGGGCTTGTTAAAGTTTTGTTTGTTAATGTTTGAGTTGCTGTTAATTGTACAATATTACTATTAGTAATAGATGTAATTTTGGTAGCATTACCTACAGTTAAGTTTGCAGCCGTACCTGTTACATTAGTCATCACACCACTTGCTGGTGTTCCTAATGCTGGCGTAGTTAAAGTAGGTGCTGTTAAAGTTTTGTTAGTAAGAGTCTGTGTTCCTGTAAGAGTAGTAACAGTGGAGTCTATAGCAATATCATTTGCATTAGCAGTAATACCTGTACCACCAACTACATTCAAAGTAACTTCGCCTACAAGACCACCACCTGTTAATCCAGCTCCAGCTATAACCTCTCTAATAACACCTGTTTCATCTGTTTCTCTTGAAAGCTTTGGTATAGCTTCAATAAATTCTTGTTGGTAAACAACACCATTTCTTTTTTCTTGTTTTATTAATTTACCGTCTTCAAGAAATGATACTGGCTCTCCATCTTTTAATGTGTTTTTAGATGGTCTTTGTCTAAAGAAAGAGTCAGGATTAGTGACTTTATGATTACCTGATTTAGGCATTATGAAGGTCTCTTATTAGTTGGTCTATAATCTATATTTATATCATTAATTTCTATTTTAGCACCAGAAGTTCCACCACCATCAGAAGAAATTAACTCAAAAGCCATAGATTCACAATTTCTATCTCCACTTGCTATAGTAAATTCTAATACTTTATAGTTTGCAGAATTAATTTGTTGAGCTGCTAAAGAACCAGTATGAGTAGAAGATTTTCCATCGTTATAATATTTTAAAGCTAGGTTTGTGTTTTCTCCATTGTCTCTACAAGTAATAAACACCCTTTTTACTTTTTTTACAAACCCTGGGTTACCAAAATCTAAATCTTTTGTCTTTACTGTTATTGTATTTGTACCTAGGTCTAATAGCTCATATTTCTTTACGGTAACATCTTCACCAGTACTGTCGGCGTGAGCATTTTCTGTAAACTCATAAGCATATATACCATCAGATGTTTCTACAAAGTTTGATTGAACTGTTGCTCCTCTATTTAATATACTCCAAGCTTTTTTTGCAAAATCATATACATATATATTTTTTGCACTTGTAGAAAATAGATTTAACGAAACATATAATTGTTTATACTTTTGATTGTATGCAATAGATGCATTATTAAAAATGACTCCTGCTGAACCATCAGATGAAGCTACTCCAGTTGCAATGGCTGTTATCCATTCTGCGTCAGATAGATTTTCTGTAATCTCTCTTGGAGAAGATTGACCGTCAAATAAAAATATCCCATCTGTATTTGCCCAACAAATACCATAAGGTGTTTTGCATACTACTTCTTTTTTATCGCATCCATGACCGTCATATTCTGCTTCTAAGTACCATCCAGCGTCAGAGGTAGATGATATATTAATTACATATATTTTTGATTTTTTAAACGCTATAATTCTATTACCAAACGATTCTATTGCTCTAAATGAGTCTCCATCGTTTATTCCTATATCTAGATAATAAGAATCAGGAAATGTATTAAATCTATTTACTGGACTATAGTATATTCTATCATCAAATACTTTACTTTCTTTTGCAACATTACAGGTCCAAGCTCTTCTTTGAGCTATGCATGCATCAATATATCCATCTACATCTATACTTTTTTCTGTGTGAGAAAATCCATTAATACTGTCGTATGTATCTAAAGAAGGGGATTCTATTGCTATTCCAGTAATTTCTTTTGTTCCAGAGCTTTTATATGTTCCAGAACCTCCCCACGCAGTAAAGTCATCAAATAAATTTGTTCTTAAACCTCTTTCATAATCAGCATCTAAAAATAAATTCCATCTTTCATTCTTGTCTTTTCTTCTAATATAAATTCTAAAACCTTTTTCTTTTTCTCTAAATGCATTTGCAACGTTGATTTTTACTCCAACTGCTGTAAAAAAGTGACCAGCTGATAAACTTGCTGCACTAGGTGCACTTGACCAAATATGTGGTAGCGTTTCATCGTCTGTTAAATCTACGTAAGTGTAAGACCATTCATAAGCTCCTGCTTCCCATGCACCACCACCAGAACTACTTTCTATATCATAAATCATTTCAAATTCACCATCTACATTTAATGTTGCTGAGAAAGCATCAGCATCTGCAATATTAGCATTAGCGTCTGCAGTTGTTCCTAAAGTTGCTGCACCACTTAACCATTTTAAAGTAGACACTCCAAATCTATTAGTATCTAAAAATCTTAAAGACTGTCTTGCAGCATAAGCTACATCAAAAGCATTTATATGGCTTTCATCTGCTACATATAATACTCCATCAACATAGTAGTATATAGGCTGATGAATTCCTGAAATTTTATTGTTTACAGTTCTTTTAAAATTTCCAGTAGTACCAAAACTTCTTGTTAAATATGTTATTTCAGGCTCTGTAGATATAGTTTCATGCAATGTTATTACCTCTCTAGGTGAACCTTGCCATGCTCCTCTAGCACCACTTGTTGCGTTTAAATCGTACTGTGTATTAAAATGAAAAGCTGTATTTACAAAATTCCTTACTTCTATATCATCTATTGCATTAGTAGCACCTACACTTGCTGATTTTGCTGTTGCACTAGAAGAAGAATATATTATTCCAGGAGTAGAAAATACAGCGTTAGATGTAGATTGAACTTGATTAGGTGCAATATCTCTTGGAGAAGACTTAGTATTCAGCCCTCCACTAAAGTCATTGAGCTGTAGTGATTGCCTTGGCATTATGCAGACCTTTTAACTTTTTCAAAGCTACGCATTCCCCCAAGACCTAATAATCCCATCAAAACAGTCATTAAAGTGCTCATGTCAAATTCTGGAAGTACTAACGTATATCCTGCTGCAGTTAACCCAAATGCTAACATAGGCTGTAACACAAAATGATAACCTAATGCAAATGAACAAATCCATCCCACACTTGGTCTCCAGACACTCTTAAAGAAACTAGTAGAACCAGCTTCTATTTTATTAACCTCTATTTGTGCTTTGTTAATTTCCATAATTAACTGAGCTTTTTCTTCTTTGTCTAAAGTAAACTTGTCTACATGACCAGCTACTTTATCAATTATATTGCCTATCATATTTAACTTAGGCATATTCCACATCCACAATCACAATTCATACTATTTCCTTTTCTTTCTTTTTTTAGGTTTTTTATACATATTAACACTTCCACCTTCTACGTGCTTGTCTAATCCTTGAATTAGGATTATTTCTAGTCTTTGCAGAACTTTTTTTAAGTTGTCCTAAAGACCTTGCACAATATGATTTTCTTCTTTTAGCTGCCTTGCTACCTTTTTTTACTTTACCAGTAACAGCAGTTTTTAATTTACTACCTGGGTTTGCTTTCCTATAAGCCCTAACTCCTTTAGCAGTCATTCCTGCTCCAGACTTAGTTTTTCTATAATTAGCGTTCTTACCTTTAGTAGTCTTACGTATAGCTTTTTTTGCTTTTCTAGCCACTACTTCTTTTTCTTTCTTTTCTTAGCTGTTTTCTTAGCTCTTTTAAAATTAGCGTTTGTCGGAGCACCTTTACTACCAGGCTTTCTCATTTTTTCTTTTGAACCAGCTTTAATTCTTTTACGCTTAGCGTGTATGTTTGCATACAAGCCTTTCTTTTTTTTCTTTATTTTTTTCTTAGCCATTAGTATATCAACCAATTCAGTCCAACCTTAGATTCATAAGATTGTACATCGTACATTGACAAAAATCTACCTTCTAAAAATACTCCAAACTTTTTAGTTAACTTCCAGCCATACACTAAACCTAAGTCATAGTCCATGCCATTATCTACTACATCATAGTTAAATGAATAGTCAGACATGCCTTTAGTTACTGGGTAAGCTGTGACCCACATGTGCAACCAGTTCTTAGGTGTGTATTTGTAATAGTCTGCACCTACTGATAAACTTAGTTCGTTTTGATACCCTAAATCTTTTGCATATTCTTCATTATATTGTTTAACAAGCTCTCCATATACTTGTTTATAAAATTGTTCATCTGTGTTAGCAACAAGGTTTCCTTCTGCATCATACCATTTGAAATCAAAGTAACTATAACCATATTGTGTAAATTGCTCTGTAAACTCATCTGAATAACCATAAAAATAAGCAAAATCCCAGAATGGTGTAAACTCATCTGTGTCAATTCCTTGTTCTGCCCACCATAAATCAATAGGTCTAAAATCTAAATATGCTGGATGCATTCTACCAGCAACACCTAATGATAAGGCAAGATTACCTATATCTTTTTTGTAACGCATATCTAAGGCTGCGAACTCTACGTCTTCTAAGCCCCTTGAATCGTAATTGGCTTTTACCAAAAAACTCTTTCCCATATAACGTAACATATATTGTTCGTTTACAAACTCTTCTTCAAACTCTTTGTGGTCAGAGTATTGTATTACATACTCCCAGCCAGTAGGCACATTACCAATAGCTACGCTTTCATTAATAGGTGCTTCATCTCCTGTGTACCAAACTTCTGGTTTGTTTTCATATCCAAACCTTGCTAACTTTCTTATACCAAAGGTCATAATACTATGGTCATCTAGTTCTTCTTGTAACTCTTGTAGTTGTCCACCAGATACTTGATATTGTAGTTCTTTAGTTACAGGACTGCTAAAGCTATAAGCACCATATATAGTACTAAACTTAAAAAAGTCTTGTGCTGCTAAAGTTCCTAATAACAACGAACCATAAAATAACTTTTTAAACCATCTTGCTAAATATATCATTGAAACTTCCTTAGTTGTATTTCATCAATTTCATCTTTGATTGCCTTGATGATTTTAT